CTCAATATCATCGGGTATTGCCGGATCAAGAGCATTCGCGTTCACGCTTACGACGTTCAGGAGCCGAGTGTTGGTGAGTGCCGGACGGTGTATCCGGCCTGCACTCCGCTTGATGTCTGCGATATCAATCCGCTGACCTACACATCGGAAGCTGTTAATCCTCTCGCATAACAAAGATATGCCAAATCTTACCCTCATCACGCTGACTCCGCCAAGCTTGCCGGTCGGATATTGCCCGACCAACTACCAGCAGTTGGCCAACGATGTCATCAGCGGCACTCAGGCAAACTTCAACAGCTCGATCGGAAACTCGTTTTTCAACTACGGGCCGAATCCTCCCGCGCTGAACAATCAGGTCTATCCGTGGTTGGATGAAGATGGAAATTGGTGGATTTACAAAGACGGTTACTGGCTTCGAAAAAATCCTGTTTCAACCACTTCTGCCGAACGTCGCATCTACGTCGGAACCACGACCGATCTTCTTTCTTACGATGGTGGAGACGGAACAGCCACGGCGACAAACTGGACAGGTCCAATGTGGCAGGTTGACACCGAGTTTGAAGCTCGATTTCCCGTTGGAGCTGGCACATTTGCCGCGAGCGGAGTTGTTGTTGTTCAGGGTAAAGTCACCTCAACCGCTGTTGCCGGAGAAGACCAGCACACGCTTGTCACCGCCGAAATGCCAAAGCACAGCCACACGATGACTTGGGATTCTCAAGACACCTCCGGCGGCAATCAGCTCAAGACTCTTTACTACGGTCCTGACGCCAACGTGGTGAATGACATCGTGAAAAGCAGCGGAGACGCAGGCGGCGATGCTCCGCACAACAATCTCCCGCCGTTCTACGGTGTTTACTTCATCAAGCGAACCGCCCGAGTCTACTACACCAAATGAAGCTGATCGTCCAAGATATCAGGTCAACGATTGCTCGGGCTATCGGCGTTTGCGTCGATGACGCTCGCGTTTACGACTATATTAATCAGGCTTGCCGCCGACTGCTTCACAAGGGGCTGTGGGCTGGAGCTTACGGACGTTTCACGATCCACACTGTCGGTGGCTGCATTACTTGGCCGCGTCAGATCGAGACGATTGAGGCTGTCGCCGATTGCTGCGGAGTTGGAACTGTTCGCAATCAATGGTTCGAGTTTCAGGAAACCGGATACGGACTTCTCAATGGAAACCAAGTGTGCGTCGGCAAGCAGCTTATTGACCGTGGCACTGTGGTTTCTTACCGCGACATGTCTGGCGGTACTAACAGCTATCTTCGAGTCTACCCTGGCGACGCTTCGGATGTCGGCAAGACAATCACATTGCAGGGCGTCGATCAGAACGGTCAGTGGATTCGAACCCAGAGCGGAGGAGTCTGGATCGACGGCGAGAAGCTGACGCTCGCTTTGCCGTACGTTCAGTCTACCAAGAAATTCACCGAACTGACCGGCGTCATACGCGAAGCCACGAACACGGTGAGTCGTCTGTACGAGTACGACGCGACGACCACGCTGGAGACGGATCTGGCAGTTTACGACCCCGATGAAACTTTGCCGCAGTATCGTCGCAGCTACCTCGCTGATCGTTGCAACAACGAGGAGGACAAGCCGGTGACGGTGATGGCGAAGATGCGCCACATCAACGCGACGAGCGTGAATGACTACCTCATTCCTCCGTGTCCTGATGCCATCAAGCTGATGGTCATGGCGATTCGGAAGGAAGAGAACGATTTGATTCAGGAAGCAGTGGCCTACGAAGCCAAAGCTGTTCAAGCTGTGCAGGAGCAGACGATGCAGTATTTGGGCGATGCCGTTCACACGATCCGAATGGTCGGAGTCGGACTCAACGGCGGTGGATTTTACCAATGGTTCTGAACCTCAATATCGACTTTGCGCTGGCTGATGCCACTCCTCGAAAATTGGAGTTGCTTCAGGCTGTCTTTGACGCGCATGACATGGCGGCTCGGAACAATCAGAACTCCAGTTCAGGTGCTGCTGTAAACGCTTTCTTTGGAAGCGGACAACTTACGAATGGAATCGCTTCGGCAATACTGACCTTGGGCGATGCACACGGCCCGATTGGACCTGCTCGATTTGTTTACGAACGATTCGACGAACGAGCGTTGAAGTCGGCAATCGAAGCAGGAATGAAGATTCCAGGTTTCGGAAACTCGTTCTTCAAGGATCAGATTGATCCGGCGTGGAGCCGTGTCAGCGAGCTGATCAAGTCTGATTTTCCGAACGCCAAAGCTCGTATTGAGCAACTTCATGGGTGGATGAAAGAAGCTGGCAAAAACATCCATCCGAATGCCGCGCTCTACACTGCTGTCGTTTGCAGTGAGCTTGGTGTAATCCCTGGTGCTGAGTCGGCCATCTTCATCCTCGCGCGCACTGCTGCGTGGACTTCTTTGTGCATAAAAAATGAAAGGTAAACTCTTCCAGATTTGCGGTCTTCCTCGATTTGGATCGGCATTCATGTCGGTCCTTTTCTCGTTGGAAGCGGACTGCCTTGGCCTACACGAGCAGGGTGCGACTGATCCGAATTGGAAGCAGTCGATTGAAGAATACCGCACTCGTTACAAGTACGTCGCTGACTGCTCGACTTACGGATATCTTCCGAAGGCTGTCGTGCATGATTCGGTGAAGGTGTACGTCAAAAAGGACGCAGAGGCGTCGGCCAAAGAATGCACCGAGCGATTCGGCTACGAAGTTCACCTTCCTTCGGTTCAGGCGCTTCGTGAGTACGCGGATGTGTGGGCATCACTCCACGGTGTGATGACAATCGAGGAGAACGAGCTTTTTAAGGTGGATACTTTGCGGCGTGTGTGGGTTCATTGCTTCCAGAACGAGCGAGCTTTTCCCGAAGAAAAGGCTGCACGACTGGTTACCATGAACATCCAACGTCACGAACCTGAAAAGGTGTTCTCGATTGAGAACGGCAACCGTCTTGTGAAGGAGGTATTTTAATTTATGGGAGCTATTCTAGGTGGTGCGGCAATCATCGGTGGAACGAGTCTGCTTGGCGGTCTTCTTAGCAAGGGGAGCAAGCCGAAGATTCCCGAGCTGAAGCCGATTGATTTCGCCCAAGAGCAGAAGCAGGCGATTCAGCAGAACATTGCATCGCTGGAATCTGCGACTGAACTCGCTCAAAAGACGACCGCTGCCGAGCAGTCTCAGCTTGAGGCTCAGCTTCGTCGTGCGATTCCCGGTTACGACCAGATCGTGCAGCAGGCCAGCAAGAACATTGGCTCTGCGCTGAAGGGTGAGTTGCCGACCGATGTTGCCGCTCAGATTCAGCGTTCGACCGCTGGACGCGCTCTTGCCGGTGGATTTGGTGGCGCATCTGGATTTGGCCGAGCTTTGACTGCGCGCGACTTGGGTCTGACTTCGTTGCAGCTTCAGAATCAGGGCCTTGCCCAAGCTCAGAACTTCATCCAGCAGCAGCGAGCGTATGGCATGACTCAGCCGTTCTCGGTGAGCAGCATGTTTATTACACCTGCTCAGCGCGTTGGAGTAATGCAGCAGCAGCAGCAGGCGATGTACAATCGCAACCTGCAAGCCGCTCAGGTGGCTGCGATGCCTGATCCTACGATGGCTGCTATCGGAAGCGCGATTTCTCAGGCTGGCGGATTTGCCGGTGGAGCATACACCCAGCGTGGGTTGATGCAGCAAGGTGGAGGAGGCTATCGTGCTGGCTCGTACAATCCTCAGAACGATCCTGAGATTTACGCTTTGCCTCCCACCAACATTGGCGGACCTACTGACTACTCTAACTGGGCGTAATTTATGGCCGACGAAACCCTTCAAGCATTTCAGCTAGGCGCAAGCCTCTACGACCGCGCGCAGACGCAAAAGCGGATGATGGAGCAGTTCCAGATGCAACTAGCTGATCAGGCGATGCGTAAGGAGCATTACGACATCCAGAACAAGATTGCGACTGACAACGCCAAACGCACCCTCGACGAGCAAAATGCGTTCAATCAAGACCTCCCGTTGATCCAAGATTGGCAGTCTCAATTCTTGAGATGGAATGCCGCAGGTAAACCTAACGAACCATTTCCTGCCCCTCCAACAAACCTCAAGAGTGCGACTGGACTCAAGATGCTTGGTGACATGAGTGGACCAGTTCTTCAATCGTTGCCAATGATGAGGAATCAGGCGTTGGGAAGAACCGCGTATGAAAAAGAAATGGAATCTCTCAACAACGAGATAAAATTTCTTACGGAAAACGGGAAAAGCGATGTTGTCCTGAAATACAACCGTGGTATTAACCCTGAAACCAATCAGATTGACCTTAACGCAAGGGACGCGATTTTTAACGCTTCCAAGCCTTTGAGAGAACAAGAATCTAGGTTGAAAAGACTCGCCGCTGTTGGACTTGCTGGACAAAGAACGACCAAAGAAGGTCTTAAAAACCTTTTGGCATCTGGAGAAATTGATCAAGCCGAATACGATCGGCTTCTTCCAACCGCAAGAACAGAAGGTGGCGTGGTTGCCCAGCGAGCCGAAAAGGCTTTGGATGGACTTAAAAAACAAGGCATCGTTCAGAATGATTCTGACGAAACGAATGCCATGACGTTTTTGATGGGAGCAAATCAAGGAAGAGTTCCGGCTGACATTTTGAAGTCGCTCAACGCTTCAAATGGAGCCGTCGTTGAACTTGATGACGCATTCAGAAAACTTAATGCGTTTGAAAATAAATATGGAAAAGGGTCTTTTTCCGAATATGTAGGACCGCTTGATGCTCCAATTTTTGACTTAAAAGGAAGGTTTGCTGGATTGACGTCAAAAGAGCAGGAAGACGCCAGAGATATTCACTCAAAAATTAAACTGGTTGTTACCGATTATCAGAACAACAAATATGGAGCTACTCTAACTCCGTCAGAAGAAAACAACCTCAAGAAGATTGTAAGCTCACCTTCCAGAAACGATTACATGCAGGTCATATCAGCTTTTAACAGCAACTTGCGCTCTGGAGCTGAAAACAAAATTTGGGATTTCAGGTTTTCACCTGACATTCCTTACGACTTGAAAAAGAGGTATCTTGAGGGTGCCAGACAAAAATTTGAGTTTGGACAGACTGGTCAGCCAAAACCTGCAGCTCCTTCATCTAAAGGCATCAAGATCGAATCCGTTGAAGTCATACCGTAATAACTATGCCAAAATTTGCTGTAACGGTTAACGACAATGGCGTTCGAAAGCGCGTTGTTCTGGAGTCCGATACGCAGCCGACAGAAGCTGACGTTCTTTCCGCGTTGAGCGGATCGGCGCAGCCATCAGGTCCTGCTACTATCGCCGAAATGCGTCGGCGTGAAGAAGCTGGCCAAGTCTCCGCGTTGACTCCTGCTCAGGTTCAGGCGCAAGTTGGTTCTCCTCAGCAGCTCGAACAGGCGGTTCAGGATGCGAAGGATGTTGGCCAAAGGCAGTTGGCGACTGGCGCGTTCATGCCATCTGCTTCTCCAGAGCAGTTGCGTCAAACTGCAAAAGAAGCTGTTAATTTAGATAATCAAGGAAAATATAGGCAAGCAATAAATAAGTATCAAAGAGCAGCCGAAATCTTGATGCAATTTATGAAATACAATAAAAATCCTCAAATGAGAATGTTATGTAAAAAAAATATTGAAGAATATGTTGAACGGGCAAAAATTCTTAAAT